TTTTGTTTCTTCTTCGAATGAACGCTCTGAAGATTCAGTTTCGTAAATCTCTTCGTGTTCTTGACCGTAACGGGCATATTCTAAACCGAATAATGCGTTAAGACCTGGTAGTAGCTCTTTAAGGAGCTGTGCGCGTGAAATAGCCATATATTATCTCCTTAATTAGGCGGCAGCAAGGCCAGTGGTTGATAGAAGTTGTGACAAGTTAAGCTTAACAATACATTCTACGAATGCATCTGCGCCTGTCGCTGTCTCTGGAACTACACTTACTACACGGAACGGGAAAGTTGCTGTAACAGCAGCTGAAGCGCCGAATATAGATGAAGTTGCGTTACCAGTATTTGCATCAGGAGTACCAACAATACCTGTTACGTTTGTGCCGACAATGTTTTTGTCTGCAGCTGTAATTGTTGAGTTATTACCTGTGATTGCTACTTTATACAAAGCAAATGGGTCATCAACTACATAAGCGATAACGTTAGTCACGCCTGAAGCTGGTGCGTATTGTGCTTGTACTGTTTGACCAGATGAGTTTGTGTATTGAACACCTACTGCAACGCCAAGAATAACACCTGCTGTTAAATCTGAATCACCTGATACTGTGCCGCCTATAACTAATACAACTGGTTGACCATTGTAGATTGCTTGACCTGATGTTACAGGGTACTGACGAACAGCACCTGCGTATGGTAAGCCATCTAAACGGTTAATCGGTTTAAAGCCATAGGGAGCGGATACGGTTGGATATGCCATATAAATCTCCTAAAAATTAAAATTAAAATTAACTACCTTTGCCGAAGGACGTTGACGATTTGCGCTCATTAAATAAGGGCATGCGTGGGTCGCTTTGGCGCATTAAATTATTATCTACCGCTTCTGTCTGAGCTTGTGTTTGGTCAGCGTAATATTTAGTACGTTGTTGTACAAACTCTAGAGGCGTTTTGCATAGTAATAATCCACCGATTTCAATATTGTCTTTGAACCTACTATTAGAATCGATTAGCAGTTGGAATTTGGGTTGTTCTTCAGCTCTTACTGGCTCCCACCCTTCACGCAATTTAGCGGATAGGTTACGCGGGTCGGCATTGTTAAGAGTTGAGACACGAATCCATCTGTACGCGTAGCCTTCTTGCTTATCCGGTTCAGGTAAAAGCTCAGGAGCTTGCCACTGCTTAGGGCGCTCTTGGACGGTACGGGTTTGTAGTTCACGGGTTAATCTGTTTTCAGCCATTTTAGGACTCCAATTTAGTTAATTCACGGGCATACTGCTCAGGGGAAAGACCGAATTTCTTCGCCAGTGCCACCTGTGTGTTTGTCAAAACTACTTTTTTAGAAGCAGTACTCCGTTTCGCTGGAGCGACAACCGTGCTTAGTTTTTGTGTACGTTGAGTTTTAGGCTCATCGTTTTTTTCAATGTCGTCAAATTCATCGGGGAATTTGCGTTGTACTTCTTTATTGATTGCTTTGTAATACGCATCAGTCCCTACAAAGGATTCACCGTATTGTTTAGCTATCTGGCTATGTACGCGTTTAGCATATGCAGCCATATAATCTTTTTCTGGGTTGACAAACCAAGGATTTTCAGATACCCATTCTGCGGTTTTCTGGTCCATTTTTGGAGCTTGTCTCTCCGTATTTCGTATTTGTACATCATTTTCAGGTAAATGTACAGTAGGTTTGAAATTTTTTGCTTTATCTACCTTCAAAGACGCAGCTAACATTTCATCCTGAGCCGCCATTAATAGGTCGGTATCCCCTGAATCATACGCTTCTTTGTAGTTTCTCCTAGCTTTTTCTAACTCTAGCTCAGCGGAAGTCTGATACGTAGTAATTAATTCTTTTTCACCTGACTCTAACATGCCTTTTAAGCGTTTGTTTTCGTCTAATATCTTTTGCGCCATGTTTAGCGCTTCGTTCTGTTCCCGCAATGCGGCTTCTTTTTCACGACGTTCGTCATGCCAAGCCTTTTTATACTGCTTAAACTTAGTCTTTACGTTCTTAGAGTAATCAGCTGATTCATCCGCGGTTTCTAGTTCCTCAACTATGTCTGAGGTTAATGGGGCAACGTTGCGGTCATCATCAGGCGTATCATCTACTACCTCAATTTCTACATCGTCCTCTACTTCTATTTCAATCTTATCTTCGACTTCGTCCGGAAATTCGAACTCGTCCTTAAATTTTGCATTTGCCATCTTAGTTTCCTTTATTTACGGCGAATACCACGAGGGTCGTCTACTACTGCCTCTACGGTATCATCATTGATTAAGCGGAATTCACGACCATGAATAACAAGTCTACTACCTGCGTTTGGTCGGACTAAAACAAAGTCACCTTGTTTGCACCATGGGCCAGTCGGGAATTTTTTATCATCCTTATAGCTATCAGGGCCAACTGCAACTACGAATAACACCGTAGTTAAGATTTCTTCGTTTCTTACAGTTTCATCAGCTTTCAATAATCCGCTTTCGTACTCTTTTTCCATTTCTGGTATTGCGCAAAGAATATGGTAGCCAGATGGTTTTGGAAGTTGTGTTGCTTTGTCATCAGCATTTTCTACATCTACGTCTTTCTGTCTTGCTTTAGCTTTTAACCCCGAAAGGTCAATTGCTTGAGCCAAGTTTAGTTCACTCATCAGAGTTCTCCATTGTTTTGTTGAGGTCTACGATAATTCCACATGCAGCCTCGAGACCACGCAGCTGACCACATATGTATTTGTATTCTTCGAACGTGTTGCAATTACCTCGTGTTAACGCTTCGGAAAGCATTGATATTCGGTCCCTGTATTCGTTTAAAAGAATTTCAAAGGTTTTGTCCATTATTCACCTTTCTTAGGTTTTGGTTTGTTTTGTGCGGCTTGTTCCGCTATTTTTTGCTGTACGCTTTGACGCATTTGTTCTAGTTTGTGTTGGCTGTCTATGTTTGTCCTATGTTTATACATATCCATGCCTACTTTTACGCCCTCAGATTCTTTGGCGTGTTCTGTTCTTTGGCTTTCTTGGCGAGACTTAATGGCTAATTGAGCACCGGATGTTTCTTGTTGAGCGTCGATACGTTCACGTTCTACTTGAAGCTGTGCCTGTTTAATCATAAAGTCGTCTTGGTCTTTCTTAGTTTTACGTTGTAAATCTTGAGCTTTAAGTTGCAATTCTTGTTGCTGCATCTGAACAATTGGGTCCTGAGCTACTTGTTGATTCTGTTGCTGTTGAACCTGTTGTTGGTTTTGTTGCAATAGTTGTTTAGCTGCTTGTGCTGACATTTGAGCAATGCGAGCTTCCATTTCCACTGGGATAGAAGAATCGTTCTCTTCCATAGACTCGTAGTTAGGTAACTCTGTACCAATCATGCCTTCAATCTGTTTGCGGTATTCAAAGCCCAAATGCTCCATAACGTGGGCAGACATAGCCGCTTGTAGTTGTTGAGCTAGTTGTGGGTTTTGACCTACTAATTGTTGTACATGAGGGTCTTGTATCATAGACATATGCACTGCAACGTGAGCTTGGTGGTCTTGGTGTAAGAACGCCTTGACTGGTTTGCTCTTAAGAATGTCTTGGTTCTCAGTAACAGGGTCACGAGGTTTAATGTCATCATCAATAGGTACAAGCTTCTGATAGTTCTTAATACCTAGTACTTCTAGCATCTGACGGTGCAGTAGAGGTAGGTCGTATAACTGTGGAGCTGACTGAGCTAGTTGTAGCGCTGCTTGGTATTGAACTACCTTTTGCGCCATTGTAGCTGCATTGGGGTCAGACACTGGAATAACTGTAACCATGTCATAGTCAGACTGTTTAGCACGGCGTGAACCTTCTTCTGGTTCATAGCTATACTCTTCTGGCGTATAGTCACGAATAATATCTTTTAGAAGTTTAAACTCTTGTTTCATTGAGTAATGAATACGCGCTTGGATAGCACTCATCATTTTCAAAGTACGTTCTAGAACCGCTAGAGTTGTGCCCACTGGAGACTGAGCGGACATATCGGACATTTGCAAATCAGCTGCGCCAGCAAACTTACGGCCTTCTTCAATGATTTGACCCAATAGACCCATAAGAACTTGTGAAGGCTCTTTGTATGGTAGAGGCATGATGTTATCGCGCATACTACCTGATGGTACGTCTACATCACGGAATTCACCTGGGGCAATCGGAGTATCATCTCCTTTTACACGTAAGCCGCGAGTTTTAAAGCCACCCGGTAAGTTAGAGAGTGTACCTGCATCAACCAACTGGCGGATAAGAGAAGTACCAGACTTAGCAAAAGCACCGATAAGATGGATAAGACCAAAACAGTAGAAACCAAAGCCAGGAACATAGCCGTAATGAACGAAATGATTGCGTTTTTGATGTAGTTCATCGTCAGGCCTCCAGTTGCGGCGAATAGCTAATATAGTAGTAGTGCCTTTTTCTATAGTAACGATATATGGAAGCGCAATGCCTGTAGGTTCGCCGTCTTCGTCTGTATGCTCGTCACCTTCTAGTACTAGGTTTACATGCATCTCTAATAACTTAAAGCGGTCATCAGTAGTAGCGCGGAAGCCTAACTTCTCAGCAATCTTCTTCTCTACTTCGTCCATAACCATTGCTGGTTCGCCTAAATCAACGTCGCGGTAGAAGCCTTCATGCTGCAGACGAGTAATCTCGTTTGATGATTTGCGCATAACATGGGTAATACGCTCTGCTGACTCTAGACTTGACGCACCGTAAGGAACAACAACGTCCTCAGCTGGTACATACATAGATACTTGACGGGCAATAGCTGGGTCGTAATATACTTTCTTGAACGCGTTACCTGCTAGACCTAGGCCCCACAACATACGCTCGTGCTCAGGGCGGTATTCTTTCATCACGTCTGTAAGCTGATAGTTCATGTCGTCTTGAACTCGTGTAGCAGCGTTTTTCTTCTCTTGCGTCTCTTTTCCTATGATTTGAGTCTTAACTGGACCCATAGCTGGAAAAGTCTCCATCATTGTCTCTGCCTGAAACTTAACAACAGCTTCGCTTAAGAGTGGATGGTACACACCACAGGCACCTTCCCATGGCTCAGAACGCTCTTCAATCTTTAATCCTAATAACTCTAGGCCGTCTACGTATGTTTGTATCCAGTCTTTTCTAGATGACACGTCATTATCGTAGTCGCCAATAAGTTCTGAAGCCAACGTAGCTAATACGCGGTCATCTATTACTTCAGCTAAGTTTTGGTCGAAGCCACCGTCGTCCTCGGTTTCTTCTATAGTAAGGATAGGTTCACCATCCACGCCAATAGTGACGCTTTCTGGGTCTTCAATCTCAATCTCTAGCCCAGGACCTTGCTGCATCAGAGGGTCTAATTGGTCAAGCCCTTGGGGAGCCTGTGATAAGCTTTTATCTATTGCCATGGTATTTTCCTATTAATTAGTAGTACGCTTTCTTTTTTGAATATTTATAAAATATATCATCGTCTGCTTCGTCACTTGGAAGCTTAATAAACCCTCCTTGCCTGAACCGAAGTAAGGCAAGTGTAGTCGAGTCAACTAAGTCATCATTAGTACCACTAGGAAAGTCGTTACATTCTTCTATAACTTCCTTAGCCCATCGATGTTCTGGGGCCCAAACAATACCTGAAGCAAATAAATCCGATATAGCATTGACACGAGAGATTTTATCTTGTCCCTTACCAGGTGTAAACTCTCCTGCCGGTATCCCCATACGCCTTAATTCTTGGTATAACGCTGCTCCGTTAGACTTTTTCTCTACCATAAAGGCGTCTGGCTGCCATTCTTTATATTCTTCTAGTACTAATTTCTTTAATTCAGGGAATTCTAGTCGTTTCTTAATAGCATTAAGTAGTATTATATTATAGTTATTAGTTTCTTCATTGAAAAATACTCCCCACGTCGTTAATGCGTTGTAGTCGGCCCTGTTATTGGTTTCTTGAGCAGCATCTAGCGACATAATTATGAATTCACAGCTGGGAGCCATGTCTTTATCCCAAATCTGCCACCATTCTCGCTTAATTAACGCCCCTTCTTCCGAAGTTGGCTTCTGCATGTACTGAGCATTCCAATACCTGATGTCCAACGCAGCCTTTTTAGCCAATAACTCGTCAACATCCCAAAACTCAGGCCATAACGCCTTGCCATCGTCCTTAATTGCTGGAAACTCTATCACTTCCCATCTATCTACGTCGTCACTTCGCTCCATCTGAGACACAATCTGCCCAGTTAAGTCCAGTTTAGACCATCTTGTCATCACAACAATAATCGCACCGCCTGGCATAAGACGTTGTAGAGGGCCAGACTGAAACCACTCCCAAGCAGGGAGAAAAACATCAGGTCTACCCGTCTTAGCCTCTTGCTCAGAATGCGGGTCATCAATAATAAATAAGTCAGCGCCACGACCTGCGAGAGCGCCGCCAACACCAATAGCAAAATATTCACCATTAAAGTTAGTCCCCCACCTTGATGCAGATTTACTGTCGCTTTGTAACTCAATCTGCGGAAAAATATCCTTGTATGCTTCTGAGCCCACCAAGTTTCGAACGCGCCGACCGAAGTTAACTGCCAAGTCAGCCGTGTGAGAACCCATGATTACTTTTTTCTGTGGGTACTTCCCTAAAAACCATGCCGGTGCCAAGTAAGAGATAAGTTCCGATTTCCCGTGTCGAGGAGCAATGTTAACTATGACTCGTTTTTTCTCGCCTCGTGCGATTGCCTCGAAAATCTCTATCAACTTCAGGTGATGCGGACCTACTTTATAGCCCGGATACACGTGTTTTATGAACTCCAAGAACGACATCTGGCTAACTTCTTGATTTAAAAAGCTTTCTTGCTGCTTTAACAGAGTTAGCGTTTTCTCGGCCTGCGCCTTCGGCATGAAGGGTATGGCCTCCCTCAGTTTAAAGATATCTTCTTGTGTCAGTCTCCGCATGGCCTATGTGGTTAGTCTCGTTATATTATTTCTTAGATGACTGTATTGTGTGTGGTGTGAGAGGTTTCGTGGGTAATATCGCGCGCTTCGACGTCAATTATGCGACCTTGGATTTTATCTAGTGTAGCAAGTAGCTCTGCTTCAACTTCTTCTTTACTCATTACCTTATGAGTTATCTCTGTACGTTTCTTAAATGCATCGACTCCATCTACTTCACCAAGTTTGCTTAGTGCAGTTAGTTTTACTTTGGGGTCCTTTGCCATCTCGTATTCTTTAATAAGGTTATTAACCACGTAAAGCTTTAAATCAGCTAGGTCATCTACGATAGCCACGTTTGTCTGGGCTACCATTCCCGCTAACATAGCAAGAGTTTCGTTTGGGTACTTAGCAAAGTTGGGTCTGTGGGCTGGGTTAACCATCATTTCCTTAGCAAGCTCTGAGGCTTCGTCTACGTTTGCTTGGTTTGGCTCAATTGGCTGGCCGGTCATGTCTGAAAAGAGTTTAACTACGTTAGCTCTCATCGTTAGTTCGTCTGTTGGGGATAATTCGGGTATTGCTTCCCGAGCATTTTTTGGTAGAGGTATGTTTTCCTCTATGTCGGGCATGTTGAAGTGCTCTGTTATATCCATGCTTATATATTTTCCTGTTGGGTTTTACTCCATTTTCTTGATTTTATTGTA